CCGAATTGGTCAATAAATCCTTCATAGTTCCATTCCATTGGGATAAACAAAGAGTATAAACCAGATCTCGTTTGACCGTTTCTATTTCTTTGTGTGACGTCTGAAGCATTATATAATTTTTTAAAGTTATCTCCTCCTTTATCAAGAGCGTTGCTGGTTGAACCCATCATACATTTTCCAACTATCCTACTACCTAATCGTAAACATGTTTTTGTAACTCGCCAGTTGTTTAATATATTGTCTGGTTTTTCCCATTTACCACTTTCATCATGTACTAGTAAAGAAAGTTTTTCACCATCATAACTATTATCTCCTGTATTTTTCCAATCAATAGTAGTATCTAAACCTTCTAACTCTTCTAGTTTCTCACCACTTGTTATTTTCTTTCGCGTAAACTTACTAGCTGGTACTCTATAAGCTAATTCTGTTTTTGGTCTATCCATACCATCTTGTATCGGTTTAAAGAAAAAAGGATAATTAACCGATATAGGTACAACTTTATCTGTAAACATTTTTTTAGCATCTGAACCAGTTTTAGAAAGTATCCCATATCTACTATCACTCGATATAGTAGCTAAGTTAACTGTTTCCGCTGATGACATAAAAGAAAATCCAGAACGTCTATTTTTTAAATAACACATTCCATAACATCTTTTATCGGCTTTGCAAGCTTCCCAGAATATATAAAACAATCTGTTAGCTTCTCTAAAGTCAGGAGCACCTACATCAATTTTACTCCATTGTAAGTACATATAATGTGTACCTGTTATATATGTTGGTTTGCTATTGTTGGTAAACCAAAAACCTTCTTCTCTTCGTTTAAACTCTTGATCTATATAATCGTACCATTGTTCTTTTGATTCTTCTGGATAAGCTCTCCAGTCAAATATGTTTTTTAATTTACTCAACTCTTTTGGTTGATCTATTTTAACCCATTTATTTTTAGGATGTTTAAATATATTTTTAGGTTGTTTAGGTAAAGCTATAGTTAAACCTTGTATCTCATATATTTCACCTATTTGTCCAGTTTTGGAAATAACAACTAAATCATGTTCTTTATTATAACCGTATTTCCATTTTTTACCTTTATTAAGTCTACTTATTGTAGTTCTTTTTATAGGTTCTATTATTTGATATAAAGTTTGTTTATACATTACTTAGATCTTCCTTCTGCGAATCCTTTAAATACTCTTTCTTTTTTTTCTTCAGGCTCTTTACCTTCTAATATATTTTCTTCTTCTTGGATTCTGTTTAATATTTCAAATGCGTCAAATATAGCTAACTTTTTAGTAGCTGCTGCATTTTTTAATCTATCAGCTGAAATATCATCGTCGCTATCTACAATAGCTTCTTTAGCTACTTTTATTAACTCTTCAACCGCTTTATGCCCAGCTTGGATTATACGCTTCTTCGTTTTCTTGATGTCCATATTTTATTGTAATTAAATTTGATAAAACTCTATATAACTTAACGCCATCTATTATAAACTCGCATTCCGTTTTTGGTTTATAACCTATAATGTCATCAACATCAACCGTGCCGTCAGAATATCTCACTACACCAGTTGATGCTTTTTCTATGCCCCAAGATATATTTCCATCTTGATCAGTATTAAATTTTTTACTACTTTTAATGGGTT